ATTCAGATAGCTTTGTAGCTGAACTTGTAGACTCTCAAAATATAAATGAAGCTTTGATAAATGAAGTGGATCTAAAAAACGAATCTTTATCGAGAGTGATTAGGCATTACGAAATAGATGCAGAGTTCAACAAGACTAATGCAGACAAATGGCTTATAAACGCGCTCATATTAGTTCTAAGAGATTCAAATACATTTAATGGTATAATGTTTACCAACGGAAAAGATAAGGTCTTAAAACGAAAAATACTAAAATCATGATTAACCCACTAGAAGGCTTACAAAAGAAAATTGATAAATCAAAAGAAGATAAAATTGAGGAAGATAGAATATATGAATTATTAACTCCAGGGGATTTAGTTGAAGAGTGGGCTGAAACTAAACTATTCGCTAAAGAAAACCCTTTAAAATTTGGCTTTGAGAAAGTTGATAAAGTTCTAGACGGTGACCTAAGGGGAAAAGTTGTTGCAATACTTGGATTAGCAGGATCCAAAAAATCACTTTTGGCAGCTCAATGTTGTAACATAAATGCAGAATCTTATAACGCTAGAGGTGTAATATCTAATATGGAAATGGATAATATTTCTGGGCTTGATAGGTTAATGGATTTCGCAGTAGATCACTATGAGAGTGGCGACGGTCTAACAAAAATACAAGCATCAAAATATTATAAACACGTTCTTACTAGAGATAATCAAAAGGAATTAGTTGGTAGTTTATCGGGTGGATTAAAACAATTTTACGGCAATAATTTGCTAATCAATGGTACATCACAAATGACTATTGAAATGTATGATACACTAATCCAGAAAACAATTAAAAAGTTTGGTTCTATTGATATGCTTATGGTGGATGGGATGAGTATGACTGGAGAAAGTGGAAGCGAAACAGAGAGGTATTCAAAGGTATCTAGTGGTTTAAAGATGTTAGCTAAGAAGCACAAGATTTTAATATGTGTAATTTGCCACGTATCAAAAACTTCGGGAGGTAAAGCAGTTACTCCACATACTAGAGATTTAAGACCATTTGTAAGGGGATCACAAAAGATTATTGATGATTTAGATATTTGTATCTGTATGTCATTAATTGAGGATATGGAGAACGCTGGAGGCTATGAGGAGGAACACGGTTATCTTTGGTTACATGATAAAAGAGGGACAGGCGATGTTATTAAATTAGTATTTAGTTTCAATAAGATGAGGTTACTAATGGAACAGACTCCTATTGATCCCGATATGGTAGAGAATAAAAAAGAAGAGAAAGGGTTGTTTTAATATGAAAGTAAATATAAAACCATTATCAGTAAACGAATGTTGGACTGGACGAAGATTCAAGACGCAAAAATACAAAAGCTATGAACACGAATTATATAATAAACTTAGAAAACTAGACGTACCAAAAGGTAAATTAATTATTACCGTAACATTTGGGGTAAGTTCTAAAAATGCAGATTGGGACAACCCGATAAAACCATTTCAAGATATACTACAATTCAAATATAAATTTAATGACCGCCAAGTTTATAAGGGAATAGTCGAGAAAGTAGATGTTAAAAAAGGTGATGAGTTTATAGATTTTAAAATAGAAAGTTATGATATATGATTTGAGTAATAACATAGACAAAAACAAAGCATCTTTTAAATTGGATGAGCTTATTAAATCAAGCAAGGTTATTGAGCTAACTGAGAAGCGTAAAAAAAGAACCATAAGCCAAAACTCGTACCTACACGTGGCAATATCTTTACTTGCTATTGATACTGGGTATACTTTAGAAGAGATCAAAACAGTACTTAAAAGAGAATGTATCTTTATGAGATATAAAAAAGAAAGCAATGTATTTTTGAAACGTACAAGAGATTTAGACACTAAAGAGTTAACCGACTTTATAGAGTTTATAATAGATTATGCGGGTAAACTAGGTATTTATATCCCATCTAGTGAAGAATACCTAATAAATCAAATAGAGATTAACAAAGAGATTCAATACAATAAACAATATTTATAATAATATTTTTAAATAAACCTTTTATGTTATTAAATGATTGTTTAGTATTGTAGAACAAAACAACAACGAAAATGAAAGTAGGAAACAAATACGATTACATAGATGCTTATAGAACTCAATATACTTTGTGTGTATTATCTTTTAATGATAAAGAAGTAGTTTTCGATGCTTATCACAGGAACGAAATTTCTATACCTACGCAAATTACTGTTACGATTGAGAAATTAAATGAGCAAATTAAAAAGAACAATATCCAGTTAATGGATTAAAATAAACGAGTAGTAAATGTTCCGACCACAATATCGGATTACTGCTTAGAGGTACGGAGTATAGGGGCGAGAGCCTTAAAAGAAATTTAGTAGTTAATCCTATATTCCTACCTTAACATTAAACAAAAATAGAGATAGATGTTCTAGCCATCATACTAGACTATTTCTATTAAAGTTATGGTCGTAGTAGGTGAAAGCCTTAAAACAAATTGTGGTTAATTGGGCTACGACCAGGCTTAAAACTTTAAACAAATATAAATTTATGTTACGATTATTAATTAAAATATTGCTTACTCCTATTGGGGTGGCTTCAATGGTTTTTTATTTTTTTATCGGGTTAATGTTGTTTGACCAAAGAGCATTAGATAAGCCTTTAGAACTACTTGAAATAATATGGTCATATAATCAACCGATAGATTTAAACAAATAAAAATTATGATAAAAAGTACAGTAGAAAAAATGGCTAATCCTATCGGTTTTGAAATAGGAACAAGCGATGATATTATTCAATCGGATCTATTAAATGGGTTTTGTAAAGGTTTGCACGACTCAATACCTAATAAAAATAATTTTCAGAGTCAATTATGTGCAATATCTAACAAACTTGACAAAACTGCCGAAAATGTCTTGATTGAATTAGTTGAATTTATTAAATGTAAAAGGAGTGAATAATTATGTGGTATCATTATGCAGCTTTAGGAATATTATTAATATTATCTTATGTAATATCTGGAATATCAGTTTGGATTGAAGAGAATAAAAAAAAATAATATGACGGCTTTACAAGTAACATTAATAGTAATAGGGATTCATGTAGCTTATATGTTTGTAGGTACTTGGATGGATAATAAATTTTAAACAAATAGATATGAAAATACTTAACTTGTACGCCTGTTTAGGAGGCAACAGGTATAAATGGGATGAGGTTTCTGATGGTTTAGAAATTACAGCGGTGGAACTTGACCCAGAAGCTGCGAGGTTATACCAAGAAAGATTCCCAAATGATACGGTAATAGTTGCAGATGCTCACCAATATTTATTAGACCATTACAAAGAGTTTGATTTTATTTGGAGTTCTCCTCCCTGCCCAACTCATAGTAGAGCTAGGTTTTGGAACAGTTCAAACTACGACACAACAACAAAAGGAATATATCCGGACATGAAATTATATGAAGAGATTTTGTTTTTACAACATTACTTTAAGGGTAAATATGTGGTTGAGAACGTAATACCATATTATGAACCATTAATAAAAGCAAAAAAAAGAGGTAGACATTTATACTGGACCAATTTTAATTTACCATCTGATTTAGGAGACAGAAGATTTGCAATTAGTTCAGCTAAACAAGAGTTAAAAGGTTTGTGTAAATTTCACAACTACGATTTTACACAATACAAAGGGGTTCAACCTATATTAAAAATGGCTCGTAATCTTGTAGATTATGAAGCAGGGAAAACAATACTTGATACCGCTTTAGGGATAGTAAGACAGAAAAATACAATACAAACAACAATGTTTTAAACAAATAGAATTATGGAAAAGTTAACAACGAGAATAAAAAGGGATTGGATGCTAAAGGTTAGATTCGCCCAAATAGAAATAGGCGAGAAAGCACCTCTGGAAGTAATGAACACAGAACCTACATTGATACACCGTGACTGTGCAATGCGTTACTTTCACATGATACTTGAAGAGGTGAACGAGTACCGTGAGGCTATCCAATCGCATGACCTAACAGATGAAGAACGTATTATTCTAATTGCGGATGCTTTAGGGGATATCGATTATATCAAAAACCAGATGATTATCTCACATGGCTTAGAAGATAAATTTGACGAGGTATTAAACGAGATACACAAAAGCAACCTTACAAAGATTGAAGGGGATGATATCAAAATGTCGTCTATTGGCAAGATATTAAAACCCAGTTCTTATTTAACACCGAATATAAAAAGGGCATTAGGAATTTAATTTAAAAGGCGTTATATTTGTAATGTGTAGTCAGATACTTAGCGGTTCTGTTCAATGAGGTTTACAAGCTCCTGCTACATTTCTTTTAATGCTTGTATTATTTAAAAGCTAGTAACATGAATCAAAAAGAAATCTGGAGAGATGTAAAAAACTTTGAGGGATTGTATCAAGTATCTAATCTTGGAAGAGTTAAATCTTTAGTTAGGTATAGGGTACCGAGAGAAAGGGTTTTAAAGGGGGGGTTAGGCAAAGACGGTTATTTGCATGTTATTTTTTGTAAAGATAAAAAACAGAAAAGTATAAACATACATAAGTTAGTAGCTATTGCATTTCTTGACCATGAACCTTGTGGACATGAAATTGTAGTAGATCACATTGATAACGATTGCACTAATAACAGATTAGAAAATTTAAGACTAATATCTCAAAGAGAAAACTGCTCAAAAGATAAGAAAGGTTACTCTAGTAAATACGTTGGAGTTTGTTGGGATAAGTCAAGGAATAAATGGATGGCTCAAATAAAAATTAACGGCAAAAAAAAGCATCTAGGACGTTTTACTAATGAACTAGAAGCTCATAACACCTATCAAAAAGAATTAAAACAAATAAACAAATAGAAAAATGAAGATTACATTAAACAGAAACGGATTAAGTAAAAAAGTGTCAACAGGGTTCTCATGGAAGTTTTTCTTCTTTGGATTTTTTTACACGATGTCAAGGGGGGATTTCAAAGGGTTGCTGATGCAGTTAGTAATAGGAATGGTAACGTGTGGTTTTGCTTTCTTAGTGTTCCCCTTTACTTATAACAAAGCATATATAAAAAGGCTAATAAGCCAAGGTTATAAACCGGCAGACAATCCAAGTAAAACTTGGTTAGAGCTTAACTTGAATTACATAGAAGAAAATTAAACCGAGAATAAAAAGCGATAAAAGAGTTGGTGTAAAGTCTCTGAATTGAGAAGCAGAGACACACCCCTTTTTTTAATTTTGAATCTAAAAAGATTTAATTATGAATGAATTGATAGAAGATTACCAACGAAAAATAAAAAGTATAAATGAATTATTGAAAAACGAAAGCAATGATGAGGAAACGATAAAACGACTTAAAATAAAACTTGGTTGTTATAGAGGTTTCTTGACAGACCTAAAAAGAGCATTGAATACGAATTATTAAGTTAGAAATAACATTAAAAATTATTTAGTATCTTTATACTATTATAGAATATTTTAATATATGCCATTTGAAAAAGGACATAAGAAATCGGGAGGGAGACCATCAGGAGGATTAAACAAAAAAACAGCTATCTGGAATGAGATAGGTGATTGGTTCGCTAGTGATGGAATTGAAACATACAAAGCTAATCTAATGGAGTTGATGGAGTCGAATGACCCAGACATTAAGCTAAAGGCAATGGATAAGTTTAACGCTCTTATAGAGTTCTTTAAACCGAAGTTAGCTAGGACTGAATTAGTAGGAGATGAAAAGAAGCCTTTAAGTATTGAGATTACTAAAACTTATGATAAGAAATGAGAAACGCGATAAAACAATCAATAATTATAACAATAATAATATATGCAATAATTGCATTTTGCAAAATTGAAATAAACCCTTTTTTGTGGGGGGAAGGTTTGAGAGCTTCATTTTGTTTTATTAGTCTTGTATCTTCTGGGATATGGTTATTGATATTAAATGATCTTAACTAAGAAACAAACACAAGCACTAGACTACTTAGAAGATGATACAACAACAGAATTACTTTTTGGAGGCGGTGCGGGTGGTGCTAAGTCCTTCTTAGGGTGTGCATGGATTATACTTTGCTGCCTAAAGTATCCGGGTACCAGGTGGGTAATAGGTAGGAGCAAACTAAAATCATTAAAGGAAACAACTCTAAATACATTTTTCGAGGTGGCAAAAATCTTTGGTATGACTTCTGGCGTGGACTATGTTTATAATGCTCAAAATGGAACTATCAAAGTAGGTGAAAGTGAAGTAATACTTAAAGACTTGTTTCATTATCCATCAGATGCAAATTATGATAGTTTGGGATCATTAGAAATCACCGGCTGCTTCATAGATGAGTGTAACCAACTTAATGTAAAAGCTAAAGAGATTATTAAATCTAGGATAAGGTACAAGCTAGAAGAGTTTAATTTAATCCCAAAGATATTAATGACGTGTAACCCTGCTAAAAATTGGGTTTATACTGATTATTACAAACCTTCAAGAGATGGTACATTAAGTTCTAATAAGAAGTTCATTCAAGCCCTTGCAACCGATAACCCGAACATATCACCTCATTACATAGCTAACCTAAAAACATTACCTAAAAACTCACAAGAGCGGTTACTTTATGGGAACTGGGAGTATGACGACGATCCCACCCGATTAATGGATATTGAAGCAATCTCAGATATCTTCTCTAATGACTTTGTAAAAGAAGGTATAGGATATATCACCGCGGATATTGCAAGACTTGGGAAAGACAAAACTGTTATAGGTGTATGGAGTGGGTTGCGTTGCATTAAGATTGTTAGTATAGACAAATCAACTCTTGACGTAGTAGCGGATAAGATAGAGGCTCTAAGGATGCAATATAATATTAGAAAGTCAAATACTATTGTAGATGAAGACGGTCTAGGAGGAGGAGTTAAAGACATGCTTAAATGTAAAGGGTTTGTAAATAATTCAACACCGATAAAAGAGAAGGGGAAAGTTCCAAACTTTAGCAACTTAAAAGCTCAATGTTATTTTAAATTAGCTGACCATATTAACGATGGGTTAATGTATGTTAACTGTAACCCACAGGAGCGTGATAGTATAATGGGAGAGCTTGAAGTAATTAAGATGAAAAACATGGATAAAGATACTAAACTTAACATCTTAGACAAAGCAACTATAAAAGACTTAATAGGAAGGTCGCCCGATTATTCTGATATGTTAATGATGCGAATGAGGTTCACTTTACAGTCTGGAGGATTTACATCTGCTAGATCCAAATCATTTAAGTAATTTTAATTATATTTGTATTCGTTCGTATTTGTTTTTCCATAAGGGGGGTTTATATAATGTTTACCCCCTTATGTTTTGTAAAGTTTATTATATTTGTGTATGGCTAAATTCTCAGAGATACAGCAGGTAATAATAAATGCCACAGATACTTTTGCACAAGGATTAGAAAAGACTGGGACTTATGCCTTTAGACTAGCAAAGAGAAGGATTACTTCGGACATGGATGTCAATTTTCCTACCAACTCAGATTCGCCACATTTGATAAGATCCGATAAGAATGAAACATTAGCAAATGATATAATTAATAACCTATTAAATGCTATGTTTACTTCTACTTTTAATAATAGGTTAGAAGCGTTTGCCTCAGTTCCAAAAGAAATAAACGAAAGGACATTACAATATTACAGAGATAATTTCGGTGAACCATCTGCGGAAACTATAAGAGAAGCAAATGCCCAATCGGTTAAATGTACTACTGTAATAAATCAAGCAATGGGAGAAACTGCTTTGTTTGATAATATCTTTGCCCCCGCAACAAACGCAATGTTTGGACATATATCGAAGGGGAGCACTGTTAATGCAACCGTTACGGATATGGAAAACCGTATTAATAATAGATTTACTTCTTACTTAAGACCTTTGGGGGCTTCATTATTACAGGCGTGTGCGAGAGATATCAACGCTATTTATGCAGATAGTTTTGAGTTGGTTTGGGTATCTTATAAGCGTAGACCAACAGACGCGGATAGAAGAGATTACTGCGTAGCCCATGAGAGTAGGCTCGGTAATAATCCGACGCACTATCATATTAACGAGGTCAAACAAGAGTGGTCAAATTGGGACGGCGGAGATTGGGAGGGAATGATAAAAGGTACTAACAGTAATAATATACTTACTTATGCGGGTGGGTATAACTGCTATCACTACTACGAGTATGTAAAAGCTAGTCAAGTGAATGCAGCAGATAAAGCACGAGCTAGATCAAAAGGATATATTTAGAATATGATAAATTTTAGTATTGTAATAGATGGTAAAAAGCAAAAGGTATCTTCACCTAGTTCGTGGGATGAGTTAAGTTTGAACCAGTTCATAAGAATTGAAACTGAGTTCATGAATGACAAAGATAATTTTTGCCTTTTATTCTCAATCCTAACTGGTTTAGATATTGATATTGTAGAGGGGACAACTGACAAAGAAGCGGAGCGACAACTATATAAAATATGTTCTTTTATTGCAAAGCCTATGAACTTTGATGTATTTAAACATAATACGTTTTTAGATATTGAAGGGCAGCTAGTAAAAGTTCCTACTGATTTATCCAATATATCACTCGGACAAAAGATAATGATTAGCCAAAGCGTAAAGAATGTAGAGGATATTGTTAAAGAGATCCCAATAGTATTGGCAAATATATTGCAGCCTGTTATTGATGATAAATACGACAGGGAGAAAGTCAAATTATTATCTGAGAAGATAAAAAATTGTAATGGTGTGCAATGTTATTCATTAGCAAAAGGTTTTTTTTTGACCTCTCAAATTTTGAAAAGCATTGGTCTGAGCAATTTGAAGGAGTACCAAAAGCAAAAGATGAAGCGAGCGAACACATATCCCAAATGGCTAAAGGAAATAGATTAGAGAGATTTAGTGAAATGCAGATGATAAACGGAATACAAAAAAGAAGTATGGGAGCTTATACTCATGACGATGTTTTTAATTTAGATGCCAATTTCGCTTATACTTTAGCATTAATAAATTACGAGGAAGAAATGTTTAACAAAAGATACGAGCAAGCAAGTAGAGCTTATAATCAAAATTAATATTATGATAGAATTAACAAGTTTAGGAATAGCGTTTATATCTGGTTTTAGCGTGGCGGTAGTAGTCATGATAATTGGAGGAATTTTAATAGCTAAGAGCGGTAAAGATATATTAAATGGGATTAGTTAGTAGTATCATAGAAGATGCAGTATCAACTGTAGCAGATAGCGTATATCTAAGAGCTACAGACATGGACGCAAATACTTCTGTGGCTGAAATAGAACTAGAGGGCAAAGTTTTTTGTGTATTCAACAACTTACCTACTATGAAGGCAGTTGGCGAGAATGGTGTAACTTATGAAGTCCCTGTAGAGATTAGCGTACTAAGATTAGCAGACTTTGATGATAACACTATCGACGGTGACACAATAAGAGAGTCAGTAATCCCAAGTGCTGAAAAGATATTTGATAAGATTGCAAGAGATTCACGCATAAGCAACTTAATGGTTACAGAAGGTTATGAATTGAGCTTTGAAGATCAAGTAGAGATTTATGATAGTATACTGACAGGGGTTAAATTAGAATTTACGATGTACTTAGATAGAACGGCTTTCTATTGTGGCTAAAGTTAAAGTAAATAAAAGACCAGTAGGCAGACCCGCAAGAACATTAGATCCAATGATTAACTGGATGGTAGATGTGGGGGAATGGATGATTGACTACTTACAAAAGAATAATAGGATAGCCTCCGGTAAGTCTATAAACTCTTTTGAGGTCACTGCTATACAAAACCCTCAATTCGTAGAATTAAAATCGGCAGAGTCGGTTAAATGGGCTTTGCAAGGGAGAAAGGCGGGACGGTTTCCAAACGTAGGAAGGTTGAGGCAGTGGGTTAGGGATAAGATAGGAGAAACGAATGTAAAAACGATTAACCGAATAGCGTATTTAGTAGGTCGTAAGATAGCACTAAGCGGCACGAATGAGCCAAAGCTAAGGATTCAAAACATACAATTAGTCATTAAGCAAAAAGGAATAAAACACACTAAAAAGTTAGCGGATAACTTAGCGGAGGATATAGCAGCAGCAACTTTACAGGGATTTAAAAGAATAAATAAATGAGTTTAACACTAGAAAAAACACCAATAAAAACAGTAGCAGGGATAGAGTCCAATGTAGTAGCTATCAATTCACAAGTGCCGTTCACTTTTAAGAGAGTAGATGTATCGGGTATAAGTGTCGTTCAAAACTCTACTTTTATAGAAGTGATAGTACCTAAAACTTTTTTCATTAACCCTCCAATTGAAAATCAAATTTTTTACTTAGACTTTACAGATACTTACATTAGTGGAGTCTATGTTGTTAGTGAGGTGATAACAGATGCTGTATTTTATAGGCTCGTATTTAATACTATTATTTACACAGCAGACACAACTTGTGACTTAAACGACTTGGAAGGTAGGAAGAATTACTCTGTAATTGTTAACCCTATTGACGAGGTCACAGGGCTTCCATTAATTCCTTCACCTTTGAGATATAAGCCAAAACAAGACGGTTCTTTATTTATAGATTTAAGTGGGTTAGCTTTTGGATATAATTTACCAAATGATGAGTTGCTTTTTAGATTGTCATGGTTAGAAAACTATACTTCTTTTACTGGTGATAGTGGCACGACTGAGTTAATGATAGGGCTGCAAGCAAAAAGACAGATTGGCAATGTGGGTGGCTCTAATATGTGGGAACGGTTACCAAATGAGCTAAAAACAGGAGATATAACAGAAGTTCTACAAGATGGAACGGAAAACAAACTTTTTATTTATGGCGACTTTACACAGTTTAATATTAATGACTATGTAAAAGTTAAGACAAATAAATATAATTTCATTTCTCAAATAACTGATTTGGGGGGCTTAAATGAGTGGGCTAAATTTGATATCCCTTTTATGGGACAAAGTAGAGCGGGGTCGGGTTCTATAATTGGAAAGGCTTGCAGTGTTGGAGGTGGTTTTTTAACTGACTTTGACAGTCCGTATGTATGGATGCACTATAAAAGAAGTATAGCGTGGGTTTTAGATTCAAACCTTAATACTAGAACTGGGAGCAGTCAACTATCTTTAAAGGTAGTGGGAAAGGATGCTTTCGGGATCCCTGTTTATACTGAAAATACTACTCCTGTAACCTCTTTAGGCATACACACTTATCAATTGCCTTTAAATGTATTAGCAGACACTTTCGAGGTTCAACTTCTGGGCGGTGTTGGTGGTGCTATCCCAATGGGAGAAAAGAAAATATTCAAACAGTTGCACGCCTGTAGAAACTCTTTCAATTTAGAATGGGATAATAGAAACGGAGAACAAGAACAACACGTATTTAGTGTTAACCAAATAATAGGAGAAAAAACAGATAAGGGGCTACTATATAACCCCCCAATAGTACAGGATTTAGAAGTCGTTGAAATAGCTATAGAAAGAATACCTTTAGACTCTACGCAGACAATAACATTGAGTGCAGAAAAGGTGAGTAAAAACTTTTTAAATCAATTAAACACAATTAAAAAGAGTGAGGTTATTTCATTATATTTGAATGGTGAAGGTACTAGTAAGGTTCGTGTTGTTGTTGTTGATACGTTTTCAAGTAGCTACGGCACGGATGAGGGGCTTTATGACTTTACAGTTAAAATACAACTACCTCCAAACTTTGAGATAGACAACGCATGAGCAAACTGGAAATAAGACTAGCTAACGGTTCTTTGGATTTGAACCCAGACTCTCAGAGTAAATTTTATATTACAAAGCAAATACATGACCTTAGAGACTTGGAAACTAGAAACGCCTCGTTCACTAAGTCAATAGTAATTCCACGTTCTTATAATAATGTTTTTTTATTAGGCTTGGAACTTGTGGAGTTTGGCAGAGATTCAACAGATAGCTACAAATTTGTTGATTGTCAAGTGTTATTGGCTTCGTATCCTGTTTTAAGCGAAGGGAAACTAATTGTTACCTCTCAAAACGATACGGATAAAACAATCACGATAAACATATTAGGGGGAACGGTTACGTTATTTGAAGAGTTAAGCGAGAACGGTCTCGGTGACCTTCCTTTGGTTAATTATTCTTTTGATTGGAACTTAGGAAATATTTCTAATTATGTAGATACAACGGATGGTCTTTTATTTGCAGATAGTTCTTGGGGGGGGAATAATGCTTATGCAATAGCAGTAGACAAAGGACTAAGCCCAAATGTAAACTTTGAAGATCCAGAGGTGAATTATAATGGTGCCTGGTTTTATGTAAAAACTTTAATGAGTTTAATATTTGATTCATTAAAAAATGTAACTATTGACAACACCGCTTTAGAGTCTTTGGAAGATTATAATAGCATGGTTGTAATGATTCCCACAACTCAATTGCTAGATAATTTTACGGCTTTAGAAGGTATTGAAGGAGTAAGGTCAGCATTACCAAACACAGAAACAACGCCCTTGATAAGTGTTGGGGAATCTTTAAACTTAAACTTTCCAGAAGAGTACGCAGATAGCCCAACAGGCTTTTGGAATAGTGGAGGACTATATCCTTACAGATATGAGGTGACAACTTCTGCGTATTACAATATTGATATTAATATTAACTTTTTTATGAGTCCCCCTTCGTCGTCTTTATCGGACTTACAACTCGTTGCGGGTACTGATTTTGGGGGGACGGTTTTATTCGATATACCAGTGGGGTTCTCTTCTCAAAATAAAACTTATAAAAAGTCTGTTTACTTAAATGCGGGTGAGTCAATAAGATTAGTTTTCGTTCCTTTTACTGGTGATCCTTTAAAGTTGGTTTATAATGGAGATTTTAATGTTTCGTCTTCAATTACTATTGATTCGGATTTTGTTAATTTATCTGAATGGATGCCCGATATATCACAAAAGAATTTTGTTAAGGAGGTCTTTAAACTTTTCAATGCCATACCTACTTTTAAGGATGGTTTAACAACTATAGATTTATGGGATAGCATAACTGAAAGAGAGCAGGAGGACTTGACTCAGTATTTAGATTCTAGCAGAGATATAATAAAGCAAGGATACTTAAATTCCTACGCTCAAAATAATACTTTTAAATTCTCAGTTGATGAAGATGTAGAAAGAGAGGGGACAGAGTTCGTATTCCCAATGAAGAATAATATATTACCTTTAGATAAAGATAAAATAAGCTCTTCATTTTCTCCATCAGATCAATCTGTAGAGGATCAGCTTTCAATATCTACGCCTTTAATGCCGTTTGACTACGAAAAGGTTACTAATAATAATTTGAATGTAACCTCTGGAACTGACACCTATTCTACAGTTGATTCTAACGGTTTAAAAGTTGGCGATTTAATCTTTGCGGCTAATAGTGCAGGGACTGGATTCCAACCTAGAAGAAGAGTAAAGCAAGTAATAGACAATAAGACGGGGACAGTCGATATAAATTGGAGCGAAAGTTCTAACGATATCTGGGATTTTGTACACTACTACAAAGAAGAAATTGGGCTACGTTTCGGAAAAGTTTTTCAAAAAGGAAGTACACGGATTAGAGACGGAGGGGCAAACATTCTAGTTCCTTCAATGAAGGGTGTTGTTTTTCCAGATGCTTACACGTGGGAAAACTTGGCAGGGTCGTACTATACTAATTTAGTATCTATGTTAGAAAAGCCTGTAACAGAGAGAATGTTTTTCAGGTTGCCCCCTACTGTATTCAACGAGCTAGATTTATTGAAGCCTGTATATGTAAAAGATAGGGCTTATTATATCAATAAGATTGAGCAATATAATTTTAGCGGGTTTTGTAGAATGGAACTACTTGAAATAAAAGTAAATGAGGGTATTATTGGAGTACCTTATTATATAGCAACTCCAAACCCTTTAATTTTTGGTAATGTAGAACCTAGTACTACGACAACAAAAAAAGCTACTATACTAAACACGGGACTAGGGGAAATAAGTTTTAATATTAACCCCATTACAGGTGCTGACTCTTCTTATTTTAGTTTTGTAGGGTTGCCATCAAACCCTATTAATTTAGTGGGAGGTGGGGCTTTGGAGGTAGAGATTGAATTTATTTCAGATACCTCCTTTGGAGAAAAGCAAGCTGAATTTAATATTGAAGGGATAACAGAAGGGTTATTTGATATTGATGTGAAGATCGATGCTTTCATTAATTCACAAGCAGACTACACGGTTACTCCTTTAGACATCATAGTTACACCTACTCCGAGTGGTTTTGAAACGGTAGCATCTACAGTTATTGAAAACGTAGGGATAGGGTCAATTGATTTTGATTTGGGCGATATCATAGGAAGTTCAGAGATTGAATTTACTTTAGGGACACAAAGAACGTTTACTCTTTTAGAAGGTCAACAAATCACTGCAAGCGTTAAGCATATTAGCGCATTACCAATAGGATTAAAACAAGCTACCTTCTTAGTGGAAACTATAACGCCAGATATATTTAATAAAACGGTTGATATATTTGCTAGAACTATAGACAACCCCGCTACTTATACAGTGAGTTTAAACCCTATGGCTTTTGGAAGTAAAAGTAATAATGCGCCAGCCTCTACACTTCAAACTATAATTCAAAACACAGGGACTGAAACTATAAATTTCACACTAACTACATTCACAGGAGCAAACGCAAATGAATTTGACTACGCAGTTGGTCAACCTATCGCATTTAGTGTAGATCCAAATCAACAACAATCAATTAACGTAGTGTGGGACACGGCAAACCCTAAGACATTTAAACAAGCTTTCTTTACAATAGAAGCAAACAACGCTTTTGCAAGTAATACAATAGTAGAAGTAAACGGCACAACAACTTAAGACATGGCAGATATTACACAAAAAGTAGTAACAAAAGTAATAATAGATAACAGTGATGCACTAAGTGCATTAGTAAAGCAAGAGAAAGCACAGGAGGGTGTAACAAAAGCCACAGAAGGAACTACAGAAGCCACAAAAAAAGACTCAAAAACAAAAGAGGATAACACAAAGGTAGTCAATAAACAAACGCAAGCCACGGAAGAAACAACTTCGGCTTTGGATGGTATGGCAAACGCTTTGGGTATTAATACGCAAGCCTTAAAAGGTACTGTCGGAGGCATAAAAAGTGTGGCAAAAGGTTTTAAGGTGTTTAATTCTATATTAGGCGCTAGTCTTATTGGCGTTGTCGCTTTGGCTTTGGCGGGCATGGTTTCTTGGATGAAAAGAACCGAAGAAGGAGGAGATAAGTTGTCCGTAATTATGGCGGGACTTAACGGAGTTATGGAAGGTGTTTTTGATGTGTTAAGCTCAGCGGGGAAAATAGCTTTTGAGGTTATTACTACGGCTATAGATGTACTTTTTGGTACTTGGACTTTGTTAGTTAATTCTATAGTAGAAAAGTCATTGATAGTTCAAAAAGCGTGGGCAAAATTAACGGGTAATGCAGAGGATTTAGTGGCTATTGAAAAGGAACTAAACACTATTAGAGAGGAGTCAAAGGAAGTTATCGACGGGATGGTTACTTCTATCGTGGATAGTGGTAAAGCTATAGTAGATGAGTCAAAAGTTTTAGTTGAAAATGTTAAGGCTATTGAAGGGAAAACAAAAGCGACTATTGAATTGCAAAAAATAGAAAACGCACTCACAAAAACAATAAGGAAAAACACAGTTGACGAAGCAAAAAGAAGAAACGAAATTCAAAAAAATCTATTAGTAACAAGAGATTTCACCAAGTCGTACGACGAGAGAAGGGAGGCTTTATTGAAAGCGAATGATTTAGAATTTGAGTCTTTAAAAGCGCAAGAGGATATAGCTGCAACACAGTTAAAACTAGCCAAAGAAAGGGATGCTATAAATGACTCTGATGCGGACGCTAAGCAAGCCGTCGCAGATGCGGAAGCTAATTTAATAAATGTTAGAACAGCGTCATTTGCCAGACAAAGAGAACTACAAAACAGGATAACAGAACAAAATAACAAAGAGATTGCAGAGCAAAAAGCAATACAAACGGAGATAGATGCAACGGCAGCGGCAAAAAAAGCGGCGGCGGATAAGGAAATAGAGCGTTCTGCAAAAGCAGACGAAAAGCTAGTAATTGCAAAAGAGAAAGCAGCAGAGGAAAGAGCTTTGGAATTAGAGAACGCACAAACGAGAGCGGATGCTTTAATAGTAATTGAACAAGATAGATTAGCTAGACAATTAGAGGCTACAGAGGGAAACCAAGCAGAAATAGATTTAATTAAATTTGAAAGTGACAGAACTATAGCTAAAATAGAAAAGGATGCAGCTAAAAGAACTAAAGATTTAAGGAAAACACAAACGCAAACAGAGTTAGAGAATACTAATTTAGTTGTGGATGCTTCTTTATCCGCATTGCAAACTGTTTTTGGCGAAAGTAAGGCTTTAGCAATATCTTCTGCTGTTATTAACGGTGCTTTAGCTATTACAAAGATATTATCCCAAACAGGGGTAGCTGCACCTGTTCCAATCGCATTAGCAGCTATAACTACAGGCGCAGCAGTCTTAAAAATAGCAACAGCCTCCAAAGGAATGATGATTGAAGGAGCAAGCCACGCAAACGGAGGGGTTAAAATGATGACTCCAAGCGGAATGATTGAAGCAGAAGGTGGTGAATTTATAATGAATAAAGCTAGCACAGCAATGTTTAAAGATGAGCTAAATGCTATTAGTTTAGCAGGAGGTGGAGTACCTTTGGCAGAACGTGGGATGATGATTGAAGGAGCAAGCAGACAATCAAACGCATCTAATTTAAGTAACGATATTACAAACGCCGTAAACAATCAACAAACGGTATTAGTAACCGAAGATTTAGACATAGTACAGTCAAGAGTAAGAGTAACTGAGGATATAGCAACATTGTAATTATGGATAAAAAATATACACTTCAAGAGCTTTTTAATATGGGGTTAATTTCTTATAAGCCTTTATTTTATTTAGAGATGGTCAATAAGTACCAACAATTAAGAGCAGCAAAAGTAAAAAAGAGTGTAGCCGTAAAGCAAGTGGCTGAATTATCAAGAGTAACACCTAAAACAGTTTACCAAGCTATCAGACTTTTAACCCGATAAGGTTACGAATTTTAATGCAACCTTTTCATTACTTATCTTTAGGTTATGGCTAGAGATTGGATAACGAGAAACAATAATCAAGGCAACGTATTAAAGACAGGGGTTCATAATTTGCTAGATTCCGATTCTATAGATTTAGATTGTAATATATCTGTAGTTGATGTAGTTCTATCAAATAAAAATATAACTGTAACCGCAAACGCTAGCAAATCAATGGTAGGTGATATTTGTATGATTGTTGGAGGGAATAATGGCGTTTCCCCTTTTGATATAATTTTAGACGGTGACTTCCAATCTGGAACGGTTACTGTCCCTGTATTAGAGGGTTTCTCAATTATGACCATTTTTAATGGAGCAAGTTTTACGCCAACACAAACCCCAATATAAATATAATGAATAAGAAAAGCATAAGAATTGATGGCGTTGTTGGTGACTTACTAAACACAGGAGAAGGATTTAAGGCTCGTGTCGCAGAGTTAGACCTTGCAAAGGATGAAGCTTTGGAGGTTGTTATTAATTCGCAAGGGGGCTCTGTATTAGAAGGATATTCAATATACAACTTTTTAAGGAACTTAGATAATGAGGTTTATATTTCAATAGATGGATTTGCGGGTTCAATTGCTACTTTAATCTCATTAGCAACTAAGAAAGAAAACACGTCAATTAGTGAGGTTTCCATGTTTATGATTCATAGAAGCTCAGTAATGGCAGAAGGTAACCAAGAAGAGTTAGCAAGTCAAATAGAGATCCTAGATTCTATTGATAAGACTTTAGCGTCTGTTTATTCAGAGCGTACAGATATACCAAAAGATACAATAACGGAAATGATGAGTAAAGAAACTTGGCTAAGTGGCAAAGATGCCGTAGAAGCGGGTTTCATTGGTAGCTTAACAAATAAGATTGCAGCAGATATTGTCGCTCAATCATTTAGCAAACAAATAAAAAGTAATATGGGAATAATGGATAAAATCATGGCAAAGTACAATGCGAAAGCAGAGGAAGAGCCAGAAGAAACAGTGACGGCTGAAGCAGTTGATCCTGTAAATGAGGAGAAAAAAGAAGAGGAAGAAACAAAAGCAGAGTATGTAACAATGGAGGCTTTCAAAGAGCTTGCAAATGCTTTTGATTCACTTGCTGCAAAACTTGACAACGCAGAGGGTGACGAAGAGGAAAAGACAGAAGAGGAAGTAGAGAAAGAGAAAGAGATTGAGGAAGAAGAAATGTCTGCTATCATTGAAGCGCAAATTGAAGTAGGAGTAGCTAAAGCTATTGCATCTCTTAAATCTTCTAAAGGTGAAGTCCCAGTTGGAAACGTAAAAGAGAAGGGGACATTTAATGCTTTTGCAGCACATAGAGCAAAGCAAAAGGAAAGAGAAAACAAAACAAGATTTTAAAAATAAAATAACATGGGAGTAAATATAACAAGTGGATATAACGGGGAAGTAGCTGACCTGTTAATATCATTAATGACGGTAGGTAATCAAGCCGTAGAAAAAGGGTCTGTATATCTTCATGCGGGGGTACAAAAATCAATTGCGTTACCTAGATTTAATGCAGCAGCAGACCAAATACAAGCAAACAACGCAGACCCTCAAACGGCTCAGGCGTCTGATTCATTTACATACGATGAGAGATCAATAGCACCTCTTTCTTTTATGTTTTATGATGAAGTAAACCCTAGAGATTTTGAGGACGTTTGGAGAGAATTTCAGCCAGTAGGTCAATTGGCAGATCGTGTTGACAACCCTAAAATTTTGAACGCAATTACTACCGAGACTTTAAAGAGTTTTGGAACTCAGATTGGGAAATGTATTTGGCAAGGTGACACAGCAGGAGCAACAGCAGTATCTTGGTTCGATGGTTATGAAAAGATTTTAGCGGCTGACGGTGCTATTAATCCAACGCCAGCGGGTGTATTATCTGCTGCTAATATAATTAGTGTATTAGAGTCGTGTATTGGTGCGATTCCTGATGCTTTGTATGATGATCCTAATATGATCATTAACATGAGTACAAAGGCGTTTAGATTCTACGAGCAAGCAAGTAGAGCTTTAGACTTTAAAGGGGCTAATATTTCAGAGGCGCAACCAGATAGATTCGGTGGTTTTGCAATTAGACATTATTCTGGAATGAGTGATGATAAAATTATCGTTGCTAAGTCTACCGCAGGGAGAGATTCTAACCTTTGGGCAGGGATTGACGTTTCAGGGGATGATGAAAACGTGAAAATCGCTCGTAAGAGTTCAATGTCAGAATTATTTGGTGTTTTAGTACGTGCTAAGTATGCAGTAAATGCGCCAAATCCTACAGAGTGCGTTCTTTATTTGCCTGCATAATTTTAATAGGGGGGTTTAATTACTCCCCTTTTGTTTAACATTTAAAATATAATTATATGAGCGTATGCGGTGGTATTAATATGGGTTCAACTTATGATTGTTCTACTCCTATAGTGGGTGGTAATAATCAAAATTTAATTCTTATTGATCAAGAGATATTCAATAGAGCAACTATCGTTTATGATGGTAGTACGGATAATTTAATAACAGGGATAACCTTAACACAGATTGGGGACGTTGGGTATAAGTACGAAGGAATTAGAAAGAGTTTGAACCCTCAATCTGCTTTTGTTCCTAGTGACGTGTCAAACGGATATGATCATCAAGTTGACTTCTTAATTTTCGATGTAAGTCAATTACAAAAGAATAACATTGAGAAAATGGCTTTTGGTCGTCAAGTTGCTATACTTGAAAATACAAACGCTTTAGGAAATGGAGATTCTGTTTTTGAAGTTTTTGGAACTGGTTTAGGTTTAGAAGTACAAGCGGGGGCAATGAGAATAACAGGAGACACGGACACGAACGGAGCTTACACAATAAGCCTTAAAACGTCTGACTTAGGAGGCAAAGAACAACACCTTCCTAACTCTCTTTGGAGTACTGATTATGCGACAACTAAAACTTTAGTTGATGCGTTACTGGTGCCAGTAGTATAATAAAAATTAATCGGGGGGCGTTCTGTTCCCCCTTTTTATCTAAATAAAATAAAATGTATAGTTTAAAAAAAGATTGTAAATTAGCCGTTCAAGGTTTAGGGATTGTATTGACTAAAAACAGTAGTCAAGATGATTTTGAAAGAGCTTTGAAACATTCGCCAAAATTGAGTAACTTTATTGAAACTAAATTAGCAAAAGATGGCAAAGCGAGCAACAAATAAGAAAGCACCTACTACGACATTAGAGGGAAAAAGATTCTGGAGAAGTAAAGTGTATATTAACACAGTGGGAGTAGTTTCTGGAGAGGTTAAAGAGTCAGATTTAAAAGAGTTTTTAGCTAGTATCCCTAAAGGTGTAGAAATAGACCTTAATAAATGGTGTATTACTGAGAATGAACAAAAAGCTAAAGAGAATTTAGCAAAAGAAAAAACAAGACTAGCAAAAGCGTAATATGTCAATAGCTCAAAGGAATACAATTATAAAGCGGATACCTACGCAAGTAGATTATCGGGATGATATTTCATGTTATGGAGCGGACAATCTATACTGTCAAAGAATAGAAGAGATTTCGTTCCGTTCTCCAATAACTACGAGCTGCATTAATACACTCTCCATCTTCTTAGAGGGTGGAGGGTTTATTGATAATGGGGATACTATTGTTAATAAGCACGATAAGACATTAAACGACATTTTAAGAGAAGTTGCAAAGGATAATGCAATGTTTAACGGCTTTGCACTTCATATAAATGTAGATGAAATAGGAGGCATCACAGAGATTAATAATGTTAAGTTTAAGGATATTCGTTTTGGATTGCCTAATAGATTTGGTAGGCACTCAGACGTGAAACTCAACGTGAACTGGGAGGAAGATTTCGGAAAAACAACTCACAACACGAGAGATATTTTTACCTTTCCATTATGGAATAAAAGAGAAGATTATAACATAGAGGACATTGAGGATTTTCAAGGTTATATCTTATATTATACCCCAGAACAAGACATTTATCCGAAATGTACGTTTGATGCGGTTTTAGACTCATCACAAACGAACGGTGAGATTCAAGTTTTTGAATTAGGGAGTTTACAGAATGGATTTCATGGAAGTTCAATATTCAAACAACAGGGCGAAATTGAAAACGAGGACGAAGAAAGATCTTTATTAATGGACTTACACAACTTGACAGGGGCAGAAAATGCGGGTTCTGTTATGGTTGTAAATGTTCCCGAAGGTTTTGACGGTGATATATTAGAACAAGTACCCGCAAATAATAACGACAGACTTTTTGAGTTAACTAATAAAACGTCAAGGGATAGGGTTCAAAGTTTTTTTGCAATACCTAAAGCGGTTTTAGGAATTGAGCCAGAGAGTGGAATGTTTAGCCAAGAGGAGCAAGAAAGCTCGCACGATGCCTATTCAAAAAGGACTAGGCGACAAAGGGAAACTATTGCGACCGTATTTGATAGGCTCTTAGTTGATTGGCACACAGGGAGTATTCAAGTTGATGGCATTAAAGAACCAGGGTTTGGAACTTTGACGGATGTAGAAATAGCAGAAGATGAAGAAACGAAAGAATAATGGCAGAATCAATAATTATAACAAAGGATAATATAAGGGAAACGTGGGCTAATTTTGATAAGAACTTCAAAAGTGAACAAGTAGATCCTTTTATCTTAAAAGCCCAACAAAACGACTTAAAACCGTTCTTAGGAGAAGCTTTATACTTTGACTTCTTAGAGAATATAACCGATCAAAAGTATGTTGACTTATTAAACGGTACAACATATTCATATAACGGGTACACTATATATTTTAATGGCATTAAGCCAATGTTATCTGCTTATTCTTATGCAAGAACACTAAAGAATATAGATATAAATGTATCTCGTGGTTCTGTAGTATCAAAGAGTTCTGAGCAATCAGAAAAGCATGAGAACGATTTAATATATAGACGTAAAACAGAGGCAGAGAGTGAAGCGCTAAGGCTTCAAAAAGAACTAGAACAGTTTCTAGACTCTAAAAAAACAGACTACCCTTTATGGAGGTTAGGAACGCAAGAGATAAAAAGAACAAGTTTCAGAATTTTAAAAGTACCTAGACATAGACAACAATAATCATGGCAACAGTAGTAACATTATGCAAAAGCCCAGAAGAGCTTTCAGATTTAACAGGTTTTTTAGTTTATTCTAATTTAGATGATAGCCAAGTTGAATTAGAGTATGAGACAGGCGACCTAGTTATGACCGTAGGGGGGAACTATACTATTGTAAAATATGGAGCGTTACAGACTGATTATATAATATTACAAAAAGGGGGTTTTTACACAGTAATAGAAGAAACGGTATAACATGGCTTTAACATTATTGAAAGACGAGAGCGAGCTACAAAGCTACGTTGCAAGCAATCCAAGTTCTTACATAGTTGTAAAGGGTTATTTCTATATAGGCTTAGACCCTACGACGGTACAACAATATAAGAATGTGTTACTTGCTGCGAATGCAGATTCATTAATTGCAAATAGTATTCCCGTATGGAGTACTATTAATGATATTGATTTTGAATTCACTTTTGTTTTTAATCAAAGTACCTCAAACTTTAATTCAATATTTAGTCGAGGTGACGCAAATCTAAACAGAATAGAAATACAGATCACTACTAATCTAGATGTGGGGATTCGTATTGCGGTTGGTGGTGTGGGACACGTAGCTGAAAACATTGATCTAAACTTGGTGGACGGTGTTGAATACACTTTTAAATATTTTCAATCAAAGTTTTATGTAAATGGTGTTGAAGAAGCGGATAATTCAGCGGTTTCTTCAATAGATGTTTCAAGTTTAAATCAAGACATTTATTTTAACGGCAAGTCTTATGTTACTGCGAACGGTTTAGATTTAAGTTTTTTTAGTCTAGGTATTAACGGCGAAACATTCGGATTAAACGAGCCAAGCGGTGCGACCTTTACAGGCTCATTGGGTACAACAGGAACAAGAGTAACAAGCTCTTTAGACCCTAATTACATTGACGACGTAATGATACAACCTTATAATCCATAAAAAAATGATATATTTATTAGTACACGACATGAGCGCAGTTTTAAACGATGATAACTGCGTTTACTTAGGCTTAGAGGTGGGTTCTACTTTTCAAGATATGAGAGATACCGCCGAGCAAATGGATGATCGGGGCAGTGGTTACGATAGGACAAAAGACAGTAAAACAATATGGATTGCACCATACAAAAACGATCCAAATTTAATATTCAATCCAAAGCCTTTAATATATGAAGTTTTAACTTTGGAAGAATTTAATAATTACGGTTTTGATGTGGAAGAAGTAGAGCCTAATGTATAAATTAAGCAAAAGAAGTCTAGAACGTATTGAAGGGATCGAGCCTATTTTAATAGATATTCTTAAGGAAGGAATAAAAGACTGCCCTATTGATTTTGGGATACCTAAAGACGGCGGATTTAGAACAACTGAAAGACAAGAATATCTTTATTCCATTGGGCGTACTAGAGAGCTTTCAAGGGGCGTTGTTACTTGGACTAAGCAAAGTTACCACATGAGCGGAAAAGCCTTTGACGTGTACGCATACGTAGGAAATAAAGCAAGTTGGAAACAAGAGCATTTACAAGTAATAGCGGAACACCTAAAAAAAGTGGCATGGGATAAATTTTGTATTCGTTTAAAGTGGGGGTTTGATATGTGGGGCAAAGATTCCGCACATTTTCAATTCTAAATATGTTTTATGTAATATTTGGCTCAATAGTTGACTTATTTAAAAGAGTATTATTTGCCTTTTATCGAATAATAAAAGAAACTTTTACATAATTAATTACTTTAAACCATGCCAAAAAACTACCTTAAACACATAGAAAGCCTATCTAACGAAGTAGGTGAACTCCTAAAATTTAAAGACTTACTTATAGAAGCCTTAAACTCATCAGCGGAAGGAATAGCATTACTAGATAAAGAAGGGAAGTACATTTGGCTTAATAAAGCTCATGCTGAAATATTTGGTTATTCTCATCATGAGTTGGTTGGTAAAAGTTGGGAAATATTGTATAAAAAAAATGACTTAGCTTATTTCTACGAAAATGCGTTTCCTAAATTAGAAAAAGAAGGTCACTGGAACGGAAAAGTCCAAGGAATACACAAAGATAATACCACAATTATAAATGAAAGCGTATATTTAACATCTTTAAAAGACGGTGGATTAATTTGCACGTGTATAAAGATTTAATTAAATGAGTGAGGATTGGAACGTATACAGTAAGATGGTATTGCACGAGCTTGAAAGGTTGAACGTAGGAGTCGAAAAGCTAGAAGAGGGGCAAAAGCAAATAGAAAAGGACATAATTAAATTGCAAGCAAAGGCGACTGTTTGGGGTTCTGTTGGTGGTATTGTAGCCACTTTAATAACGAGTTTAGTAGTTCACTTTTTAACAAGTAAATAATATGTTTGGTAAAGGATCGGGAAAAGTAGCAAGCGAGGTAGTAGGTATCGCAGATAAGTTAATAGTTGACAAAGATAAGAAGCAAGAAATAGCAAGCGATATCGTCCAGGCTGAAATAATTAGTGGTTCATCTTTTGTAAGGAATGCTAGACCTATGATAATTTACACAGGACTTTTTTTAATTGTCTTTGAGTTTTTCGGGGTACGGTTTTTGTTTTTAAATTTCATAAAAGCCACTGAGTTAATGATTGAATCTAGTACACAAATTTTTCAATTCTTTTTAATGTCATGGAGCGGAGTATCTTCCGTTTATGTGGGTGGGCGTACTTATGAGAAGGCTAAAAGTAGAATATTTAGAAAGCGTAATTAATAAAATAACAATAAAAACATTAAACAATACTCTTTATGTTCTTATCGTTATTTTGTTTTTGTGTTATTCTTTAAGGGTTTATAATTTTATTGATGATTTAAGGGTTTTTGTTTACTTAGCTTTAATATATTATAACATAGCATAAAGCGAAACCCTATCGCTTAACGCTTTCGTTTATGCGGTTGTTATGCTTAATCTTATTCTTTAAAGCAATACATAGACCCCTCCATGTGTTCATCACAATGTTTGTCTTTTAATGGGTTTTTACAATTACCGAAAGATGGGCAATCCTCAAATTCATCGACAGTACTAAGCATAACAGGGTTTAGCAAATCAGATTTTAACTCTGTTGCGTATTTTTTAGCTATGTGAACAAAAGTCTTAGTATAATCATCTATCACTTCATTGTCATCTGTATCTATGACGTAAGCCACCATTAATCTCATTTGTTTCTCTAGTTCCATAATTCTATTCCGTTAAAATCCGATTGCTACACCTGTCATTAGCTACCATACTTTGAAGTTTCTAAATAGGTAAGCTATAATTCCAAAAGTAACCATTACACCAACAGCAATATACACAGCCACTTCAATTATTTTAGTCCAATTAATAGTAAACTCAATGTGTGTAGGTGTACACGAGCAGAGTACATCAGCTAACACAATGCAAAAAGAATACACCGCTATTTGTTTAATTATGTTTTTCATTATTTAAGTTTTTAGTCATTTATTTAATTAAGTACTCATTTTGCACGCGCACGTTATGCCTCATACTCAGCATTCAATCTATCACATTGAGCATTTAAGAAATCAACATCTTCTTTCTTCATTTCCCAATGCTTATCTCCTTTGTACCCATGTTTGTAAATTACCACATCAGGCGTGTCTTGGTGTAGTCCGTTATAATCTTCATCATAGCTTTTATGATGCTTGTCTCTCACTGCACCGCATCCACCTCGTAAATCCACGAAATAACGAGGCATAACATGAGATAAACGCAATTGAGTAACATAGTCATCAATTGTCTGTAATGCTTTCTTATATTCTTTTTCTGTTATCATTGTTCTGCTTTTTTAATACTCAACTTCGTTTATCAATACCGTTAGGCACAATAAAAATTATTTATGCCAGTTCTTATAGCAATCTATTATATCTACAATTAGTGCTATTATGGTTATTACTGTAAATAATTTACCATGTTCAGTTATTACATTTTCATTTATTGCTCTTGAGATTAGGCTTAATCCCATTATTGTTACAAATCTCATAATTTTAAACGTGCCTAACAATATGTATAAGCAATAGCTGTTAGGCGTTTTTACTATTGCAGTTGTTTAATATTTAATTTTGTTTCTATTTGGTTTGCTTGTGAGAGCTACTACTCATACATTAACATTATATGGAAGTGAAGTAATCCTTTTCATACGGTAGATTGCTTATATCTCCAAAGTTATCCTTTAAAGCAAAATCATACTCGTCCATTTTAACTTGTCTGTATAATTTGCCAACTGTAAAACATTCTCTTCCACTTGTGTCATACATTCTTTTAACACACCTCCATATAACACTATCTAAAACACCATTTACAGTGCCTTTATCTTTATTTATTATTGTAATACCTCTTTCCTTTTCCATAATTATATTAGTTTAAAACGGTGTTTAGGTTCAACGTTAGTTTGCATTGATTATATCTTTCATAGCTTTTGTATCTATTTTTTTAAGGTAGTAGCATTTACCCACTCTATGGTCTAACTGATATACATTTCCTTCGCTATCCCTTATTATTTTGTCGTGATGTTCTCCTGTACAAGACACGCAAACTAACAAGGTGCAAAAAGAATACACCGCTATCTGTTTTATTCGTTTCATAATTTATCTTTTTAGTTATTAATTTACTTTAGTACTCTTTCTGCACAAACCGTTGTATTGCATTAGTATTCTCGCTCACTAACAAAGTCGTTTATTGTTTTATCAGTGTAGCTTGTTAAGTCTTCTATTACATCAAGTAAGTTATTTATTGTTTCCTCTAGTTCCTTACTGTCAGTTTTAAATATTGTAGTTTCTATCTCGTCTGTTTTAATGGTTACAAAATTGTGAGTTCTTCTGCTTTCAAGTATCATATCTTTATTAAGTTAACGCAATACAACAAACGCCATTAAATCATCTACCAACTCAACTACATCGGTGTCGGTCATAAAATAACGCACTTCTTCACATCTATCTGATTTATTAGTTTCTTTGTAGCAATTATCCTTTATTAATTTTATTAATTTTTCTTTATTCATAGTATTGTTTTTAAATCGTTAGCATACATTATCATACATTTTATTAAAACCATCTTTAAAACCCTTATTGTATGCGGTTTCACATTTCTCTTTTACTAGCTCATCAATAAAAAGTTGAATTTGATAATTTGCCATCTCACTTACACCGTACTGGTGATGAATCTTTTGCATTTCTTCTTGAATATTCATTTCTTTGGTTTTATATACCCGTATCTAATTAAATCTTTTCTTGTCATTTCTATTATTGGTGGTCTTAAATTCATATTTGTTTCATTAAGTTTTTATAGTAACACTTATTTAATTTTTGAATAACCTGCTTTAAGGTATCGATTCTGTTTTTTAATGATAGACTAATAGTCGGTAAATCTCCACACGTCCCAAGAGTGTACTCCAAGGTTTCAATCTTTTGTTTTGCTTGCTCTATTACTTCTATAATGTTATAGAGTACTTCTAATCTGTTCAATTCTTTTTGCTTATCCATGACACAAATATAGTAAAAGATTATTTAATAAAACAAATATATTATTTAATAAGATTAAAGGTTTGTTTATTAATATAAGTTGTTTACTTTTGAGTTATGAAATTAACAATTAAATACGAGGGATTAATATTAAACGTGCAAGGTACGTTAATAGAGGAGGATGAAAGCGTAGGCATATTCAATAATTACTTTGAAGCTTATGAAATTAAATGTAGCGATTTAGATGTGTTTGATGATTACGACTTAGATCAACTATTTGAAATTGAAACTATTTGCTTAAAAGAAATAAAAGATATTGAGCAAGGAGATTGGGAGGCCGCAAAAGTATAAAACTATGGAAATTTATAAAAAGCTATTAAAGGTACAAAAGGAGGTTAAAGGACTTTCTAAAGACAAAACAAGCCATAACTTTTCTTATGTTACTGGCAATAAATTACTGTCTTTTATTAAGCCTATAATGGACGAAAACGGATTAATACTAAAGCAAGAGATTTTAAGTATTGATAATTCTAGGCAGGATTATAAAACTAAATACGGTGAAAAGTCGGAAATACTTTCTAAAGTAATGATGCGGTTTACTTGGATTGATACGGAAACAGGCGAGAAAGATGAAAACCTTTTTGGTGCTAATGGTCAAAACGACTGGGAGAAAGGTTTGGGGTCGGCTCTTACTTATGCTGAAAGATATTTTATTTTAAAATACTTTCATATTTCAACGGATGAAGATGACATTGACAATCCAGACAGATCAACTTCGCCACCTATTGAGATAAAAGAAAAACTTAGCGATGATAGATTTGAAACTGCTATAAAAGCATTATCGGAAGGTAAAACAACAAAGGAGGCAATATTAAAATATAATCTTACTCCAGAGCAAAAGAACTTATTAAATAAAGCGTGAACGGTGATAAAAAAATTGTTATGAATCAATACACATTAGTCCACTGGTCGACTTTTCAAAAAGTTTTAATAGTAGCTATTAACTGGGACATTCAGAACTATCAACATACATTTTACCAAGATGATAAAGGTAAAATAGTTCAACAATCTTATACTACTAGATACTGGGATTTGGTAGATGTTAAATATAATCTAGAAAAAAATGAAGAGTGATTTTGAAATATTAATAAGGTCTAAAATATTTGAGTTTAA